AGAACCGTCGATGTCAGACAGGCCGTCGGTGCCAGACAAAATTAGTGTCATGGTTTATTTCTCACTCATAAAGGATGTTGATGGAGCCAGCGTCGAAGGTGTCAGTGCCGTTGACGGTTGTGATGCGGACGCGGTCAAGAGTGCCGCCGAGAGCGAGTGATCCGTTTGTAAAGTATGTACTCGCCGTGTCTGATCTGCCGACACTTCCAGCAGCCGCCCAAGTATTGCCCGTCTGCAAATTTAATACTATCGCCCCATGAACAACAACAGTTGACGCCCAATTAGATATGTTTACGCCAATTCCAAAACCAGACGTAAATAGTGCTGATGCAACAGCCGTATTAGTGACGACAGTGCTAGACCCCAAATACCCCGAAGTAGTAACACTTCCTGCGCCAATTTGAATCTGCGGCGGAGACGTCCCGTTGGTGGAAACGCCTACCAACATCACCGTAATCCGCCTTACCCACGACGGGATGCCGGTGAAATCAATCGACGTACCAGACGTCGATGCCTGTGAAGTGCCCGAGACAATTGCGCTGTTGATGCCGTTGACAACAAAGGTGCCAGTTCCATCAGGCAAAGACAGGGTTCGGCTGGAGTTTGAGTTTGGAGATGCAATGGTGAACGTGCCCGTCCCACTTGCGTTGCCTTCAATAGCGATCTTGCTCATTTTTGCTCCTTACAGGATCAGCCAACGCTGATCGGTTTCAACCGTGATTGTCACACCTGAGTCGATAGTGATCGGACCCACGCTCAAGCCGTTCTCGCCGCTGGCGATGGTGTAACTCACCGATGCCGTCGATTTGTTGGTCATGATTGCGCCGCCAGCCTGCGCTCCACCAATACCACCCCACTGGCCCGCAGCGTAGCCCTCAAACGAACCCAGGCTGGTGTTGTAGCGGATCATGCCGTTTGCCGGTGTCCCGCTGCGCTGACCTGTCGTTCCTGCGGGCAGCTTGACCTGCCCCGTGCCGCTGAAAGTGCCGTCGCCGGTAAAGGTGCCGGTAGTCCCGGATACGGCCCCAGAGAAGGTGCCAGTGGTGCCGGACACAGCGCCGGTAAAGGTGCCAGTGGTGCCGGACACAGCGCCGGTAAAGGTGCCCGTGGTGCCCGATACAGCCCCAGAGAACGTACCGGTAGTCCCCGACACGGCCCCAGAGAACGTACCGGTGGTGCCGGACACCGCACCGGAAAAAGCACCACTGGTTCCCGTCAATGCTCCCGACAGGTTTAAAGCGCCCAGGTGATCCAACTGATACCCAACGTCCGTGCCGTCGTTGTAGACTAGTGCCGTCTTGCCATTTGGGATGGTCACGCCAACCCCGGCCACGATGACCCGGATGCTCTGGCCTCCAGTGGTGGCGTTCTTGACGATGTACGTCTTGTTGATGGCCGGGACAATCAGGTCCCGCGTAGCCGTCAGGCTGACGCCCGATGTGACGTTCAAGAACAGCGCCCTGGCATCCTGCGCCGCGTTTGTATCCGTCAGCGTCAGGGTCTTGTTGGCATCGCTGGCAAACGTAACTGTTACCCGGCCAACAATGGCCTGCTCCAGCGCCGTACCAAAGTTGGTGTTGGTCGTCGTGCCCCAGGTGCCAACCTGCTCACCCGTGCCGATGAGTTCTATTTTTAGGTTGGATGAAAAGGTGGATGGCATGGCGTTTTCCTCAAATCATATGATTACACAACCAGCCATCTTTGACCAGATGCAACTGTAACTGTGACGCCGCTGTTCACAGTGATTGGACCGACAGATTGCCCGTTTGTGCCAGTGGCGATAGTGTAGCTAGCCGAGACTGTGGTGCTGTTGAGCACAATACCGTTGCTGGCCACCAGAGGGGTAGAAAAGGTCCAAGTGCCGTTGGCTGCTACGGTGGTTGTCGAACCCGAAACGGCAGAGCCGATGTTCATGGTGGTCGTTGAACCACTCAAACCACCCGTGCCAAAATTTACGGTCTTGGTGTTCCCGCTGGTAGTTGCGCCCGCCTGAATGTCTGTTGTTTGGGTTGCTGTAGAGCGGCCGATTGTCATCGTGCCGGTCTGCGATGTACCGCCAAGAGTTAATGTACCAGAGGTTGCACTAGTACCGAGGCTGGTAGTAGTACCAGAACTACCCGTAAGAGAAATGCTACTAGTAGCTGTTATTGTGCTACTAAATGTTTGTGTTGATGTAAAAGCGTTGTTAATGTTGGTAAAAGCAACGTTATAGGAGGCGCTTGATCCTCTAAAAAGCAAAGCCGTTGTCGTGCCCCAAATATCGCCGCTAACCGGGGTTGAGGGGGCAGACCCGTTGCTAATATTGAGTCCAGCCGTTGTCGCGGTCGATGCGGGCAGATTTAACTTGCCAGTCATCGTATCGCCAGCTTTATTGACAGCACCCAGACTCGTCAAAGCACCGCCTGCGGTTGTCGCGCCAGTACCGCCCGCCACAATAGGCAAAGTCCCCGCCGTCAGGGTCGATGCTCCCGTGGAATACAGCGCGTTATTGGCTCCGGTGAAAGTGGTCAGCCCCGTGCCGCCGTAGGCTGGCTGAATGGTGCCACCTTGCCAAGTGCCACCGGAGATGACCGCCGAGCCAAGATTGAAGGCGTTCGTGCCAAACGTCACGCCCTCCGGCAGATAGGCATGAAGGTCCCAAGTGCCACCCGTCGTGCCGTTGTTCGTCAAAAACACCGCGCCTGCACCGCCCGAAGGGATGGTGCTAATCGTGGCAGTGGCGTAGTCCGTGATGGTCAGGGTGCTCGTGGCGAGGTTGTTGAACACAAACGCCACACCCGTTGTCAGAGTAGTGGCGTCAGGCAGTGCATACGTCTGCCCACCCGTCCCAACAAGGGTTTGGATGTAGCTTGAAGCCGCCGTCAGGGTTGTAGTTCCACCTGCTGCGGTTGTGTTGGTGTTGGCCTGATTGACCCGGTTGACCGTGATGTTGGAGTTGGCATCCCGAAGCACCACTGAGTTGGCCCCGGAGGAGGATGTGACCCCCGTGCCGCCGTACGCCACAGCAATAGTTGATCCCTGCCATGTGCCAGAGGCTACAGTCCCCAGGGCCGAGACGTTGCCGCTTCCATCGAGATTGACCGACCGCCCAGACGGGTAGGTCACAAAGACGCTAACTACCCCAGAGAAGGTGACGGCGCTTCCGGTGTTACTGGACGCATAGATCGTCGTGCGCGTCAGCGTGGGTCCTGTGGTCGAATACGTGCCAAGGCCCACCTCCCAATTACCCGAACCGTCAGTGGCGGAGTAATAGGTTGTGTTGGTATTGCCAATGACGGCGAACGTCTGAAAGCCAGCAATCGCCCCCGTAAGCGTGAAGCTTACAGTCGTATTCGCCGTGGCCGACTCTTGGACACGGTTTGCAAGGACCAGAGGCATCTAAACCCCCTATTAACTCGTCGCGGTGGTCGAGTAGGTAACCGAAACCGTGTCGCCTGCCGTCGTGACTTTGGCCGTTCCAAATGCGCCTGCGCTGTACAGCGTACCGGAAGTATTGCCTTGAGTCGAAGACGCGCCAGAGCCGGTCACCAAGAAGCAGCCACCGACCGTGCCGCCGCCACCCGTGATGGTGTAGGTAATTGCCGATGCGGTCTTGGTCGTCACGTTGGTGGGCGTAGAGCCAGTCGAGGTGGCAGCACTAAACGATGCAGTACCTCGCACAGCCGAACCGCCAACGGTGTAGTTGGTGAACTCAGTCCAACCTCCGTGCGATGCCATCGTATCTGAAGCAGAAAACGTCGGGCTTGCACCAGAAATCAAACCCAGGAACGGGCCAACCGTGGTGTAAGAAGAGCCAGACAGCAGGGTGTCGAGCATAAGTTCTTTGCCAATTGCATTGACCAGATTGGGGAACTGATCTTCCCACTTGATGTTGCCATCGGTATCGCGGCAAACCACATGGTAGTGGCCTTCAATACCAACGGTTTCGGACCCAGCCACATTTGACTGCATGGCCACTTCAGCGTGGTCACCGAAGTTGGAAAATTCTTTTTGCATGATGACTCCTTAAACAAGTCTGATTAGGGCAGAGGTGCTCGTGTTGGCGGGCATCTGCACGGTGAAAGTGGTGGTTGAGGTTTTGTCAGACCCAAAGTCCAACACGCACACAGCGCCGTTGTCACCCGGCGTGTAGATCAATGCACCACGCGCTGTAATCGCTCCCGTCCATGCTGGAGAGGAGAAGTTGACATACGTGATGCTGCCGTTGGCTGTATCCTGGCTTGCGATGGTGGCGGTCACAACCAAACCCCCGGCAACATAATCACCGCCAGAAGCTTCACCAATCGCTGTGTACGCCGTGGTGGTCTGATCCAGCGTGGCTGAGTTGGTGTACAGCGCCAGATAGAACGTGTCTGAGGCAAAGTTGATCGTGCCGTTGGCAAGCCCCGACCGCAGCGTGTTGCAAGAGAAATTTCCGGTGAACGCCATCAGGTCACCGCCTGTCTGTACTGCCCACTCCTGTAGGCATCCTGCCGCTCCAGTCCATCGCCCAGACGTTTAGCCAGAGCAAGGGCCTCTTTGTACTTACCGTCGTACAAGGCCATCAAGTCGGCCTCGCCCTTCATGAACGTGTAAGCCTCAACCAGAGAGCCGTACAACAACACCGTGTCAAAGTTATCGCCCAGCCAAGTCTGGCCATCAGCGGCAACCGTGATCGACTCAGGGTAATAGTAGTAGTGCAACTCAACGTCATAGGCCGCATCGGGTGTCGGGCCGAGCAGGAAACTCAACTCGTCAGAGATGGTTGCGCCAGAAACTGTCGGCCCAAACAGCGCATAGTACTTGGGGGTCCCGGTGTCATTCGGGGTCGGATACGCCTGCCGGATGAAGTTCACATCCTTGTTGAGCAGGTACTCGTACGTTCCGGTGTTAAGGTTGCCACCTGTCACGTCCGTGATGATGGCCATCGAATAGACTGACAGGAAATCATTGGGGCACGACAAGTACTTGTTGCTAGCAGATACAGAGCCGGTGACGTTCTTGCGCAGCGACGGAAACTGGACCGTGTTGTAGATACGCTGCTCTGTCTGTTGAACGAAGACAGGGATATTCGCCACGAACTCCGTTTCGTAGTTCTGGGTGTAGTCCTGAATTGCAGCAGACAGCGCAGCGTAGTTCATGCCATCGGACCCCGAGACTTGATGCCCTTGGTAGCTGCGCCAGCGCCACGCATCACAATACCGTCAGTCTTGATCGGCTTGTAGTTGCCTTTGCTGATTGCGCCTACGCCCACGTTCATGTCGTTCATGAGTTTGGCACCGGACACAACTGGAATGGCGTTGGTCACGTCAACTGCCGAACCGGACATCGTATGCGGCTGAGCATAGACGCTGGCTTGGCCAACTTCCTTACCCATTCTTTTGTCACTAAATTTGGCCATGATCAGCCCCCGCTTTGGTTCTTGGCACGAGCAAGATTACGACCGAACTTGCGCATCGCTTCGCCGGTCACGCCGCCTTTACGCATGGCTTTGGCCTTGTGCATGCGCTTTTCATGCGCCTTCACTTCTGCCTTAGCGACCTGTTTCATCTTGTCCATAATTGACTCCTTACGTCGTTGCTACCGATATTGTGCCTAAATTGACGGTCAAAACCAAGTTGTTTGGCGTCAAAGCGGCATCGAAAAACTTTGAACCCCCCACAGGTGCCCAACCCCACTGAATGATACGGCTACCGCCTTCTGAGTAACCGTAACCGTCTGGCGTGGTATTGCCTGTGAGGTCGAGTTGCAATCCACTTGTCCCAGAGACCTGATAGCTGACATCTGGACGCGGCTCACGCACAGCCTGCGGGTCGTCAACCGGGTACATGCCAAGCTGCAACTGCGGCTGATCCGGGTCCCAGCAGGACGGACAAACCTTGATGTTGTACAGCTTCGTCTTAAGGACTTGCTTCTTAAGCTCCTTGAGCATGTATCGCCCCGCGCAGCGATCACACTCCGCGATTGCATACTTACCAGAAGCAAACCGATTCGGCACAAGTCACCTCAGTAGAACATCTGCCTAGGCACAAACCGCTCAGGAGCCTTCTCCCGGTCTTCCTGTGAAGCAAGCAACCACTGCTGCTCGTACTCTTGCTTGAGCATACCCACACGATCAGGCGGTATTTCTGGCCGCTTGGATGCGACATAGAACGCCAAACCTGCAACCAGACAGGGAATCAAGCGGAAGGGGATGTCCTGAATCGTTATGCCGCTGCCCGCATCCTGCATACGGCGCAGCCGCCAATAGACAAAGATGTATTGGTCACCGGGAGCGTTGGGGGTAGGCCAGACATTGATAGACGGCAGGTTCGTTACACTGATCGCTGCGCCGCTGGAATGAGAAGCGGCGGTCGTGTAGTTCTGCCCACGGAAGCAATTCAGAAGCTGGTTGCCATCGACGTTCTGATAGACGATGGTTTCGCTACCGATGTTGATGAACCCCGCCGCAGGCAGGTTTGCGGCGTTGCTCACGTTTATGGTCGTGGCAGACGCATTGATACTTCCAACCAGCGTGACATTCGTTGAGTACGACGCGCCAGTCTGGCGGTTGATCCAGACCTGAATTGGACGCCCTTGAGCTAGTTTGTTGGGAATCGTCGAATACGTCGGCTCAGAGATGCGGCTGATGTTGATGTCAGTCTGATTCAGCCCGTTAGCCTGAGTACGGATCACTTGGTCAAGCAGGTCAATCGTATCGGTCGGGATGGCGTACGTGGCCTGCCCAGTGTTCATGACGATCTGGCCCTGCTCAACCGTCCACAGGTTGATGCCCCGATTGGCCCACTCAATCGTAAGCATGTTCAGGCTACGGCGTGCAGTGCGAAACTCGTAGCCAGTACGAATCTCTAAGCCAGCCCGCTCGTAGGCTTCTTCCATGATCTCATTGAGATCAAGGTTAAACGCTGAGGTACCCGATGTGGTGGCCATTACCTATACCTTGCCGTTTTCGCCGCCACCTTGGGTGGTTGCTTAAC